ATTCCGGAGGCCGCCACCATGCAGATCGAGATGATGCCGACCGACCGGCTGGTGCCCTACATCCGCAACGCCCGGACGCATTCCGCCGATCAGGTGGCGCAGATCGCGGCCTCGATCGCTGAGTTCGGCTTCACCAACCCGATCCTGATCGGCGAAGACGAGGTAATCATCGCCGGGCATGGCCGGCTGCAGGCGGCGCGGTCGCTGGGTCTGACCGAGGTGCCGGTCATCGTGCTGGACCACCTGTCCGATGCGCAGCGCCGGGCGCTGGTGATTGCGGACAACCGGATCGCCGAACATGCGGGCTGGGACGAGCGGATGCTGGCGGCTGAGATTGCCGCGCTGCGCGACGAGGCCTTCGATCTGGATGTGATCGGTTTCTCGGAGGACGAGCTTCACGATCTGCTCGACGGCCTGGACGATCCTGCCACCGACGGGATGGGCTTCGGGGGCGGCATGCAGGCGGGTGGTGCCGATCAGGACAAGGCACCGGCACCTGCCGCTGCGCCTTCCACCACCCTGGCGGAGCGCTTCGGCATCCCGCCCTTCTCGATCCTCGATGCCCGCAAGGGCTGGTGGCAGGACCGCAAGCGGGCGTGGATCGACCTCGGCATCCGGTCGGAACTGGGTCGCGGCGAGGGCGATCGGGCCTGTCCTGGCGGCAGCCCGATGCCAGGCAACGGGTCGCGCAAGGACTACAAGCCCGGTGCCTCGAAGGCCTTCCATGACGGTGCGGTCCTCGGGAAGGTTGGCCTGTCCGATCAGGTCGCAGCGGCGGCAACAGCGCGCAAGGCGGGAAAGGCGGTGGCCCATGGCTAAGGGGTTGGCTCGGACCTTCGGGCAGGATCTGATGCGCGGCGAGTATGAGGTTGGCGGCGACAAGACCAACGGCGGCGTGCTGATGCCGTCGCACACTTCGGGCGACCCCAGCTTCTATGCCAAGAAGCGGGCGAAAGAGGCCGAACTGGGTCGGGACCTGACCACCGAGGAATTCCTCGCCGATCACTACCAGCCCTCCGAGGCCCCGACAGCCTCGGGCACGTCGATCTTCGATCCGGTTCTCTGCGAGATCGCCTATCGCTGGTTCTGCCCGCCGGGCGGGACGGTGCTGGACCCCTTTGCTGGCGGATCGGTACGCGGCGTGGTGGCCTCACGCCTCGGTCTGTCATACGTCGGCGTCGAACTTCGCGGAGAACAGGTTGCCGCGAACGAGGCGCAAGCCGCGCTGGGCGCTGGCCCTGCTCCCCGCTGGATCACCGGCGACAGCCGTGACATCGCTATCCTAGCCCGAGGTGTCGACGCCGACCTGATCTTCTCCTGCCCGCCCTATTGGAACCTCGAGGTCTATTCCGACGATCCGGCGGACCTGTCCACCCTCGGCAAGGACGCCTTCTTCGAGGCCTATGCCCAGATCATCCGCAACACGGTTGCCCGGCTGCGCGAAGACCGCTTCGCCGTCTGGGTGATCGGCGATGTCCGCGATGCCGACGGGTTCTTCGTCAACCTGCCAGGGCGGACCGTCGAGGCCTTCGAGGCCGCAGGAGCCCGGTTCTACAATGACGCGATCCTCGTCACCGCCGTGGGGTCGCTGCCGATCCGCGTCGGCCGCCAGTTTACCGCTTCGCGCAAGCTCGGCCGGACGCATCAGAACGTGCTGGTGTTCTGCAAGGGCGATCCCAAACGGGCTACAGAAGCCTGCGGGCAGGTCGAGTTCGGCGAGATCGAAGAGGAAACCGGCGAAGAGGAAGAAGCCGAATGACCGCCCCTATCCTTGAGGTGCATCGCGGCATTACGGTGGTGCGTGACGATCTGTTCCCCGGCGGGACCAAGGCGCGGTTCATCGGAAAGCTGTTCGAAGGCGAGCGGGAAGCGGTCTATGCCAGCCCACCGGAGGGCGGCGCCCAGACCGCGCTGGCCTTCACCGCCAGGGCGATGGGCCGCCGTGCCACGATCTTCGTCGCACAGCGCGCGACACCGCATCCGCGCACCTTGGAAGCTGCCCGGCTGGGGGCGAAGGTGGTGCCTGTCAGCCCGGGATACCTGACCGTGGTTCAGAGCCGGGCGCGGGAGTACTGCCTGAATACTGGCGCTTTCCTGATTCCCTTCGGGGCCGATTGCCCGGAGGCGGTGGAGATCATCGCTGCCGCCGCGCGCATGACCGGGCAGCACCCGGACGAGGTCTGGTGCGCGGCTGGGTCCGGCGTGCTTGCCCGGGGCTTGGCACTAGCCTGGCCGAAAGCCCGTCGGCATGTCGTGCAAATCGGGCGGGAGTTGTCGCCGAAGGACGTCGCGGGCGCCACGATCCACGTCCATCCCCGAAAGTTCGGCGAAAAGGCAATGATCGCCGCTCCGTTCCCGGCAGACCCGCACTACGACGCGAAGGCTTGGGAGTTCTGTCTGGCTAAACGCGGAGCGGGCAACGTGATCTTCTGGAACGTCGCCCCCTTGCCCCGGCCCTGAAATCCAGATCAGCCCGCCAGCGCGCGTATCACCATCGACGCCAGCCACCAGAGCGTCGGGCCCCACATCAGGGCGAACAATAGGATCGCAGCGGCCCCCGACAGCACGTTTTCGGCGGGCCTTGGGTTACCCCAAGACCCGCCGGGTTCGGCCCCGCAGGCGTGTTTCTCGTAGCCACTGGCCATCAGTGCAGCATGTCGGCGAGGCCGAGGCGCTCGAATTCGGCCTTCATCGCGGGATCGTAGCCCGGGTCGATGCGGGCCGGGCCGTAACCCTGCGCCCGGTTCCACGCATCGATGCCCCGCAGTTCGGCGGCGAATTCCTCGGGCGACGCGGCCTCCTTCAAGGTCGTGTCGCCCTCGCAATAGGTGAAGATCAGAAGCCGTGTCGGGTTGGCCCATGTGCCGAAGTAGGAGGCATCCTGCGCCGTATCGACCTGCGCCCAGCCCTTGGCGTAGCTGCAGAGCCCGAAGTCGTAGAGGTAGCGGTCGGCGGGGGCGAATTCTTGGGTGACCTTCATGCTGCGGCTCCGATCCGGGCGGCGATGGCGATCAGGCAAAGGTCGCGGTAGCGGGCCAGCGCCTTGGGGCTGGACGAGACCGGGTTGATCGCGACCGCCTTCAGGGCTTCGGCGTCACCCTTCACGGCGAGGGCGACCAGCCCCTCGAGCTTGTTCCGGAACCGAGCGTGGGTCGGGGCGGAGAAGTCCGGCGGGGGCGGCAACTCGCCCAGCCATGCCTTGGCCTCAAGGTCGGCATCCCGGCGGCGGCGCTGCGGGTTTGCGTTGGCGTGCTCCGGCGCGGCTGGCGCTTCCGGCTCAGGTTCGATGACCGGCGCAACCGGTGCAAGCTGTTCGGCTGCTGCCGGTTCCGGCGCAGCCTCCGGCTCGTCCGCCTCAATTTCGGCGACCAGCCGCCCTTCGGCGGTCTCGAAGCCCGGGGCGGTCAGGATCGCCTTGATGGCCATGGGCGCGCGCTCGGTGCCGATCCTCGCGGCAATCAGCCGTTCGAAGCGATCGGCAGCGGCGGCGACGCTGGCGCTGCGGCCCAAGGGGGCCTCGCTCAGGCGCTGGGCGAGGCGGTTGATCTGGGCGGCGGTGAAGTTGGTGAACATGGGGGCCTCCTTCAGGCGTTCTTGATGTGGGCGGAGCGGCCTTCTGCGGTCACCGCGTAGATCATGGTGCGGCGGTCGCCAAAGGTGGCGGCGAAGGCTTCGGCCTGATCCAGCCGGTCGAACCGGGCGCGGATGCGGGTCGCGGGCTTCGATCCCCGGCAGGCGATGAAATGGTCGGCGGCGGCGAGGCAATTGGCCTCGAAGCCGGTCATGGGCGTGGCGCGGTGGGCGGTCATCTGGCGCTCCTTTCAGGGGTTGCGAACGGTCCAGACACTGGGGAGACAACCGCAAAGAGCAACTGCAACACGCTGGATTAGTTGGAGAAAAGATCGGGATGGGGCTCTCGAACCGCCAGTACGCCGCACATCGCGGGGTCAGCCACACGGCGGTCGCGAAGGCCCTGGCGACAGGGCGGATCATTGCGGAGGCGGACGGCACGATCGATCCGGTGAAGGCGGATCGGCAATGGGATGCGGCGACCGATCCGGCCAAGCAGCGCGGGGTCCATGCCCGCCAGTTGGGGGCGGAGACCGCACGCGGCACCGCGACGGCGAAGGTGGCGATCGGCATGAAACCGGTGCCGCGGGCGGCGATCACGGCGGTCAACGAGACCCTGTCGGAAGCCGGGACCCCGGGGGATGCCGGAGAACCCGGCGACGCCGAGGGCGGTCAGGTCTCCTTTCTGCGCGCCCGGATGGCGAACGAGGTGATCAAGGCCCAGACCGCCAAGGTCCGGCTGCAGAAGATGAAGGGCGATCTTGTCGACCGCAATCGCGCGGTCGCCGCCGTCTTCGATCTGGCCCGGCGGGAGCGGGACAGCTGGCTGAACCTGCCGCCCCGGGTTGCGGCCAACATGGCTGCCGAACTCGGCGTGGAGGCGCATCGGATGGAACTGGTGCTGGACCGCGTGCTGCGCGCCCATCTGGCAGAAATGGCGGAGGTGAAGCTTGAATTCCGCTGAGGCCTTCGAGGGTGCCGACGACATCCGCCGTGCCTGGCTGGCGGGATTGGCCCCCGATCCATCCCTGACCGTGTCGCAATGGGCCGACCGGCACCGGGTGCTGTCGTCACGCTCTGCCTCGGAGGCCGGGCCGTATCGGACCAGCCGCACGCCCTACATGCGCGGGATCATGGATGCCCTGTCGCCGCGCAATCCGGTGCAACGCGTGGTCTTCATGAAGGCGGCGCAGGTCGGGGCGACCGAGGCCGGGAACAACTGGATCGGCTTCTGCATCCACCGCGCGCCGGGGCCCTTCCTGGCGGTGCAGCCGACGGTGGAACTGGCGAAACGCCTGTCGCAGCAGCGGATCGACCCGCTGATCGAGGAAAGCCCGGATCTCCGCGCGCTGGTGATGGCCTCGCGATCCCGCGACTCCGGCAATACCATTCTCGGCAAGCGCTTCCCGGGCGGGCAGTTGCTGCTGACCGGGGCCAATGCTGCTGTCGGCTTGCGATCCATGCCCGCGCGCTGGGTGTTCCTGGACGAGGTCGATGCCTATCCGGGCGATGTCGATGGCGAGGGCGATCCCATCGCCTTGGCCGATGCCCGGACCCTGTCCTTCGGGCACCGCAGCAAGACCTTCCTGGCCTCGACCCCGACGATCAAGGGCCTGAGCCGCATCGAACGGGAGTATGAATTGTCCGACCAGCAGCGCTATCACGTCCCCTGCCCGCACTGCGGCGGGCTGCAATGGTTGCAGTTCGAACGCCTGCGCTGGGCGGCCGGACGCCCGGAAACGGCGCGATATGTCTGCGAGCATTGCGACGAACCGATCGCCGAACGCCACAAGACCGCGATGATGGACGAGGCGAACGGCGCGGAATGGCGCCCCACCGCCGCACCGGAGGTAGTCGCGGCCGCCCGGTCGGCGGGGGTGATCGGCTTCCATATCTCCGGGCTCTATTCCCCACTGGGCTGGCTGTCCTGGGAGGAGATTGCCCGCAGTTGGGAAGGCGCGCAGGGCAATGACGCCTCGCTGAAGACAATGAAGAACACAATCCTCGGCGAGACATGGGCCGAGAAGGGCGAGGCGCCGGACTGGCAGCGGCTCTACGAGCGGCGGGAAACTTGGCAGCTTGGGCAGGTCCAGCCCGGTGCGCTGGTCTTGACAGCCGGAGCCGACGTGCAGCGCGACCGGATCGAGATCGACGTCTGGGGCTGGGGGCGCAATCTGCGCTCCTGGCTGGTCGATCACGTTGTCCTGGAAGGCGACACGGCGCGGCCCGAGGTCTGGGCCGATCTCAGTGAATTCCTCGGGGCGACCTGGGGCTGCGCCGGTGGCGGGCGGATGGGCCTCGCGCGGCTGGCCATCGACACCGGCGACGGGGTGACGACCGACGCCGTCTATGCCTGGGTCCGCAAGTCCGGCCGCCAGCAGGTGATCGCCGTCAAGGGCGTGGGCGGGTTCGACCGCTCGATGCCAGTGGACGGGCCGACCTACGTCGAGGTGACCGAAGGCGGGCGCAAGCTGCGGCGGGGCGTCCAGTTGTGGAGGGTGGCCGGTGCCGTGTTCAAGGCGGAATGGTATCGCTTCCTGCGTCTGTCCGCCCCGACCGAGGAGGAACTCGCGGCGGGCAGCGCCTGGCCGACGGGGTTCGTCCATATCCCGCGCGGCACCACCGCCGAATGGATGAAGCAGGCGACCGCCGAGCAGCTGGTCAGCAGCAAGACCCGCGCCGGGTTCCAGCGGCTGGAATGGCAGCAGACGCGCGAGCGCAACGAGGCGCTGGATTGCCGGGTCTATGCCCGCGCCGCCGCCTGGCTGATGGGCATCGACCGCTGGGACGAGCACCGCTGGCAGGGATTGGAAAACCAGCTGGCCTCCGAGACCGGCCCGAAGGACGTGCCCCCGGCGGGCCAGCCGAACCGGGCTGCTCCCCCGACAGCCCCGCAACGTCCCGCCACACCTTGGATGGGCAGCAGAAAGAAATGGTTCTGACATGGCATGGACGCAAGCCGATCTCGACGCCCTGAAGGCGGCCTATGCCAGCGGGACGCTGCGGGTGCGGTTCTCGGATGGCAAGGAGGTCACTTATCCGACCGGGGACGATCTCTTGCGCCGCATCCGGATTGTCGCGGCGGAACTGGCCGCGAGCGGTACCGGGCAAACCGCGCCGGTCGGGCGCTTTGCGACGTTCCGGAGGGGATGATGGGCCGGAGCAAAAACGGGCCAGACGGTGTGCGCTGGGGAATGCTTGATTCGGGCCTCGCCTGGATTGCCCCCCGGCGCGCGGCCTCCCGCTATGCGGCAAAGGTGGCGATTGCCAATCTGCGGCGGGGCTATGAGGCGGGGGGCAAGACCCGGGTCACGGAAGGCTGGCGCGGCAGCAATGCCTCGGCAGATGCAGAAATCGCAGCCGCCGGGCCGGTGCTGCGCGACCGCTCGCGCGATCTGGTACGGAACAATGCGCTGGCCGCCCAGGCGGTGCAGGTGCTCGTCAACAATATCGTCGGCCCGGGCATCCGTCCCCGGGCGGCCAGCGGCAACAAGGCGCTGAACAAGCGGGTGGATGCGTTGTGGCGGGGGTTCTCAGCCAATTGCGACTTCTATGGACATACCGATTTCCATGGGCTTCTGAACCTCGCGGTGCGGGAAATGGTGGAGGCGGGGGATATCCTGGCGCTGAAGATCACGACGCCAGGCGTCGGCAAATCGGTGCCATTGAAAATCCAGCTGCGCGAGATCGACCACCTCGACACCGGCCGCGTGCAGGAGATCGCCCCGGGCTATATCGACCAAGGGATCGAGTTCGACGCAGCCGGTCGCCGCACCGCCTACTGGATGTTCGCCGATCACCCGGGCGGCACCGGGCGCTTCCTGCGGCGGCGGTTCGAATCTGAACGGATCGACGCAACCCGGGTCGCCCATCTCTTCGAACGACAGCGCGTCCAAAGCCGAGGCGTGCCCTGGGGTGCGCCCGCCATGCTGGCGCTGCGCGATCTGGGCGACTGGCAGCAGGCGGAACTGGTGCGCAAGAAGACCGAGGCCTGCCTCGTCGGGATCGTCTTCGGCGATGACGAGACCCAAGCCTCGGTCGCCCCGGTCGTGCAGGACAGTCAGGGCAACAAGGTCGAGCAGTTCGAACCCGGGCTGATCGCCTATGCCCGGGGCGGCAAGGACATCAAGTTCAACCAGCCTGCCGGCACGGCGGGCGTCTATGAATGGAACCGGGTGCAGATGCATATCGTGGCCTCCGGCTTCCGGGTGCCCTACGCCCTGATGACCGGCGATCTGAGCCAGAACAACTTCTCGTCCAGCCGGGTTGGCCTGAACGAATTCCGCCGGATGGTCGAGCAGCTGCAATGGCAGACCGTCATTCCGATGTTCTGCGAGCCGATCTGGCGTTGGTTCATCGAAGCCGCCCAGCTGGCAGGGCTCCTGCCGCTCGACGCGGTGATCCCGGCCGAATGGGCCCCGCCGCGCTTCGAGATGGTCAATCCGCTGCAGGATGTGCAGGCGGACCTTCTGGAAACCCGCGCGGGCTTTGCCTCGCCGCAGCAGATGATCGCCAAGCGCGGCTACGATCCGGCGGCGGTGATCGAGGAATGGGCCACGCATGCCGAGGCGACCGACGCGCTGGGCCTGATCTTCGATTCTGACCCCCGCAAGGTCAGCAAGGGCGGGAATACCCAGCCAACCGAAACTGCCGAACCGGCGACCGGCAAACCGACAACGGAGTAATCCCCATGCCCCCCGATACCCTGCTCCTGCCCGTGATCGGGCGGGCCGCATCCGTACGTCCAGAGTCCATCAACGCCGAGGCGCGCACCGTCGAGATTGTCTGGACCACCGGCGCGACCGTGCAGCGCCGCCGCTGGGAAGGCTGGGACGAGATCCGCGAATATGACGAGGAGCTGATCGTCAAGCCCCAAGCAGTGCGGCTGGAACGGATGAACGGTGGCGCTCCCTTCCTCGACTCGCATGACGGCTGGAGCCTGCGCTCGGTCCTCGGCGCGGTCGAGCCCGGATCGGTCCGGATCGAAGGCGGCCAGGGCACGGCGACGATCCGCCTCACCTCGGCGCCCGATGCCGCCGACACAGTGCACCGCATTCTGGAAAAGACCGTCCGCCACGTCTCGGTCGGCTACCGGGTCCACCGCTACGAGATCACCAAGCGCGATGGCCAGCGGGAGCTGTGGCGCGCCGTCGACTGGGAGCCGATGGAGGTCTCCGCCGTCGCCATGCCCGCCGATCCCGGGGCGCATATCCGCGCCGCCGGTGCAGCGGTCCCCAACCTGACGCCCTGCACTCTCACCCGATCCGACACCCCCGCCGCCGATGCGGCACATCAGAAGGAGGCAGCGATGCCGAATGATACCCTGCCTACGACCAGCGAAACCGACGCGACCCGTTCGCTTTCGCCGTCCCCGGCACCTGTTGTCCCGACACCACTGGCGCCCTCCGCCGACACGATCCGCGCCGAGGAGCGCCAGCGTGCCGCCGAGATTACCACGCTCTGCCAGCGGCATGGACTCGGCCTCGACTTCGGCGCGGACCTGATCGCCCGCGGCGTGGCGCTGGACGCCGCCCGGTCGGCGATCCTTGACCAGTTGGTCGCGCAGAACCCGACCACGCGCGGCGCGGAGATCACCCCGGCGCGCGTCGCTGGGCCCTCGTCCACCGATCTCGGCTTCCGCGATGCCGTGACGGAGGCGTTGCTCCATCGCCATGAGCCGGGCCGAACTCCGCTCTCCACCGATGCCCGCGAGTTCCGGGGCCTCACCCTGATGGAGATGGCGCGGATCGCGGTCGAGCGCCGGGGGGTCAACACCCGCGGCATGTCGAAAATGGAACTGGCGACCGAGGCGCTGATGGGGCGAGCCTCGGTCGGCTATCATGCCACCGCCGACTTTCCCTTCCTGCTGGCCAACGTCGCGAACAAGACGCTGCGTTCGGCTTATGACTCGACACCCCGCACCTTCACCGCCTGGGCCCGCCAGGCAACGATCACCGATTTCAAGCAGGTCCAGCGCACCCAACTCGGCGGTGCGCCCGATCTGCAGCGCGTGCCGGAATCGGGCGAGTTCACCTACGGCACCATCGGCGAGGGGCGCGAGGTCTATTCGCTGCTGACTTATGGCCGGATCGTCGGCATCACCCGGCAGACGCTGATCAACGACGACCTCGACGCCTTCACCCGGGTGCCGTCGGCCTTTGGCGCCTCGGCGGCTGACTTGGAGTCGGACCTCGTCTATTCGATCCTGACCACCAACCCGCTGATGGGCGATGGTCTCGCGCTCTTCGTCGCGGGCCACGGCAACCTTGGGACGGCGGCGGCCATCACCGAAACTTCCCTCGCCGAAGCCTACCGGCTCTTCGGCAACCAGCGCGGCCTCGAGGGGCGGCAAATCTCGATCCAGCCCCGCTACATCCTCACGCCGCCCGGCACCCGGTCGGTCGAAGCGCGGAAGAACGTGACCGCCACGACGCCGATGGCGGTCGCGGGCGTCAACGCCTTCGCCGGGCGGCTGGAACCCATCGAAGAGCCGCGCCTGATCCCCGCGGCGGGCGCAGACCCTTGGTTCCTCGTCGCCGATCCCTCGCGGATCGACACAGTAGAATACGGCTATCTCGAGGGCAATACCGGGCCCTACACCGAGACCCGCACCGGCTTCGAGGTCGACGGCATCGAGATCAAGGCCCGGCACGACTTCGCCACCAAGGCGATCGACTGGCGCGGGATGCTGCGCAACGCCGGTATCTGATCGGCGCGCTGGCGCGCGCCTGATCCTCGCCCGGTCGTCCTGCCCCAGAGGGCGACCGGGCACCAACCCCTTCAATCAGGAGCCACGACATGGCGAAAAACTACATTATGGCAGGCGATAAGATCAACATCATCGCCGGCGCGAACATCGCTTCCGGCGCGGGTGTCCAGCTGGGCCGCATCTTCGGTGTGGCTGCGAACGATATCGCCAGCGGCACCGAGGGCCCGATCAACCTGACCGGCGTCTATGATCTTCCGAAGACCACCGCGCAGGCCTGGACGGCCGGCGCGCTGATCTACTGGACCGGCACGGCCTGCACCAACGTCGCCGCCACCAACATCCTGATCGGGATCGCCACGCGGGCGCAGCTCGCAGCGGATACGATCGGGCGCGTGCGCCTGAACGGCGCAGGCACTACCCCGTGACGGCGTTCGCAGTGGCGGCGCGTGCGATCTTTTCGGACCGCAACATGGCCGAAGATGCCTTCCACCGGGTTGGGGGCATTGGCGCAGGCACCATCACCCGGGCAATCCGACGCGCCTCGGATCAGGTCTCCAGCTTCAACGAGGGGCGGTTCGTGTCGGACACGATCCTGCTGGACGTGCCGACCGCTTCTGTGCCCCTGCTGGCGGTGGGCGACACCATCGAGATGGGGGCGTCGATCTACGAAGTCCGGGCCGATCCCGTCCGTGATGCCGACCGGCTGATCTGGACGGCCGAGGCGCGGGAACTGTGAGGTTGTCGGTCAAGGTTGAGGGCGACTTTGTCGAGATCACCGGCAGCAGCATTGCCGAGGGCAAATCCGCCGTCACGCGCGGCGTGGCGGCGGCGGGCGCGGGATTGCAGGCCGACTGGCGGGGGCAGATCGCGGCGGCGGGGCTTGGCCCCAAACTGGCCCGCACGATCCGGCGCGAGGTCTATCCGCAGTCCGGCACCTCGCTCAGGGCGGCGGCACTGGTCTGGAGCAAGGCGAGCGAGATCGTCGATGCCTTCGACCGGGGCGCGCTGATCCGCTCTGCCGACGGCTTCTGGCTGGCGATCCCGCTGGCGGCGGCCGGGGCCAGGGGCGCAGGCGGCAAACGTATCACCCCGGGCGGTTGGGAACAGCGGACCGGGCGGCGGCTGCGCTTCGTCTATCGGCGCGGGCGGCCCAGCCTGCTGGTCGCCGACGATGCGCGGCTGAACAGCCGGGGCCTTGCCGCCTCAAAAGGCGGGCGGCGGCGGCGCAATGGCACCCTCACCGGCGCGCAGACCGTGCCGGTGTTCCTGCTGGTACCGCAGGTGAAGCTCGCGAAACGCC